TAATTGGTCAAGTGGTCGTAACCATTCAAGATGTTTTTCATACTTTGAGATAATCTGATCTTTATACTCTTGTGGTGCAATATCTATTCTGTAATAATCTGGATCTTGAAGTATGTTTATATTAAGATCTTGTGCTCTTATCAAACCTTTACCAGCCCATTCTCTATGAAAGTGAGGAATGTGCAGTGCATTCATTATGCTTAACGTCGGGCTGATATAAAAGTCAACCTGTGGACATATCTCCATCATCTGTCGTCTGTTCTCTTCAACAACACTCCATTTGGTACCTTTGCGTATGTATTCAGCACGTGTACCCATTGCATCTAAACTTGCACCAACTGCAACACTGTCAAACTTTTTCCAGTAGTCAAATACGAGTCTATCTTTTAATTGTACATGTGTAAAATTTGTATTGTAAATCAGTCTGACATCAAATCTGCCTCTGCGTTCCAGTTCTTCTAAGATAACATAGTGTTCATCCATCATGCAAGGTTCGCCGCCAGCAAAGTATATCTGCTCAACATGATCTAAATGTTCCATTAGTTGGTCCATCATGTCAGTTTTGAAACGTCCAGCATAGTTTAACACATTGTTGTTCTTTGCCCATTCAGGACCTGCTAGTGCAGTTTGGTCTTTATACCAACTGCTGGAAAATATATGTCCACAACTTCTGCAACTCAGGTTACAAAGATTTGAAAAACGTATGTCCCAATAGGTCATTTCAAAATCTTTGTATTCACCGTCTGGTGTTGTGTCTTTTGTTCTGTGTATGTGATGTCCGTGATGCTTGTTAGCACTTTGTCTACCTGAGAAGAAGCCTGACTTCTCCTGTTCGTAACAACGTCCGCATGCACTGTTCTCTGTTTCTGTTAGCATGTCTTTACGTAGTTGCTTTTGTTCTGCACTATTCCATATTTCAGTCATGGTGTTTGTTTTACAGTTGCCTACCTGTCCTACGCCCATTTCAGCATGACAACAAGGATATGCTTCGCCTGTTGGATATGCGTGTAGATGTATCCAAGGATACATACAAAATGTTTTGCTTTCACTAAGCAAAAACTGTTCGCGTTGCTCTAGGTCGCTTAACTTTATCTTAATAGGATCACTGCTATTATAATTATAACTCACTGAACCACTCTTTCATGCTTGGAAATGCTTTGTTAAAATTTTTGTTGCGACGTATATCATATTGATTATAAAACTGTTTAAAATCATTGTGCAACTTTGGAGTTTCAAATGCTTCACTGTGAGGTGTTTTTACAACATCTAAATAGTCGAGCAATCTCTGTGTTTGATTTAATTCGTGTTCATGAAGAAATTTATTATCTGCATTTTCATCATACCATTCTTGTAATCTATTCTTATGCAATGTGCGTAAATGATCAGGTAAAGCAAGTGCAGATTGAAAACTAGGAAAACGTAATATATTCAATGTAAAACTTGGATAGTCTCTACCGTACATTTCTTTAAACTTTAATAGGTAACCTAAAAATTCTGGTAATGTTTCTAAGCACAGTGCATTCACTGTACACATATTATGTAAACCACGTAACTTGCCACTGCCTGCTAACAAATGCATGTTTCTTGCCCATGTACTCCATTCTAAGCCATCACGTATATACTCAGCTTGATGTACTAAACTTTCGTTTGATGTATAGATATCAAGTGGAGCACTATCAGCTCTATCAAGTAATTTATAAATTTGCGAATCGTCGCATTGTAAGTTACTATTAATTGCGATGCGAGTCTTGCTTGCACCTTTGTTCTCTTTAAACCAGTCTAACAGTTTCCACAAGTGTCCACTCATCATCGGTTCGCCACCAGTAATACGTAGCTCGTCTAGGGTATAGTGCAAATCACTTTCCCACCATTTGAAGAATGCTTCAATGTAGGGGTTAGTTTCATTAAACTTATACAATTGACTACTATCATGTGGATGTGTAAAATGATTACGCCCATCGCTGATTAAATTTTCATATGAACCATTCTTCTTAATGTCTTTTACCCATGTGGTTGAGAAAGCAGGATTGCAATAGCTACACGCAAGTTGACAAGTTCTATCAAATGCAATTTCTAGTGTCTTAAGATTAACGTCAATTTGATGATCACGTTCATATGCGGCCTGCAGTGCATTATCCTCATAGATTACACTTTTATAGACTCTATCACTGATATTATCTCTGCCTATGTCTTCTACTTTCCAACAGTATTCGCAACCCTTAGGACGCTCACCACACTGCATTTGTCTACGTTCTTCTTTTTTCTCAGGTGTGTTGTGTAGTGCCTTTGGATTAGCAATCACATCTTCCACACTTACTTTATGTGGCAGTGGATGATGGCAACTTGTAGTCATACCAGACCCTAGCCAGATGGTTGCATTGTACCATTTGGCGCCACACATACTTGAACTTAGTGGATCAAGCACTCGTTGTTTATAATTTAGGTCAGTTTCATTTGCTTGTTTGGGCATATGTATAATTATACAGATTTAGATGTTAGCAAGATATTTGCACTCTTCCCACCATGTAGACATTTCAGGAAAAGTTTTTAAAAAATTTGTATTACGGCGTCTATCATGTTCGTTAAAGAATCTGTAGAAGTCTGCTTTGTTCTGTTTTATATATTCTGGATCTAGATTTTGTCCGCTACGCATCCATGCAATGTCTCTATCAAGTCTAGCAACTTCGTAATCTTTGAATCCTTTAAAACGGTTCTCTTCTGTTTCTAAATTATCTTGCATCCATTTTTTACTTATTTCAAGTTCGTGGACATAGCTTTCAGGAAGTATCTGTAAACTTTGCCATGTGGGTGTACGGAGCACAGGCGTATCAAACCATATACGTTGGTAAGTGTTACTGTATATTTGACGCAACCCCAGTATTGAAGTAAAAAGTTTTTGTAAACTTGTGATGCTTAAATTATTCATTGTAATAATAAACGTTAAACTGCTACGTTCTGGTACATCTATTAGAAACTGATTTACTCTGTCCCAAAGCAAGTTAAAGTCCAATCCATGACGCATGTATTCTGCTGGTTCAAACATGCCATCGAGGCTTACATACTGCATAAAGTGTTCAACTGTTCCTTGCTTTTCACAAAGCATTGTTACATAAGCCTTGTACTTTTGCCAAAGTTTCTCTTCAACACTGAAGTTGGATGTAGTACTAAGATGTAACTTTGGTGATGGGTTCATTAGAACATGATCGAATACTCTGTATGTGTTTTTATCCATCATTGGTTCACCACCAGTCATTCTAAAATGTTCAAGCTCAGGATATAATGTTGGCCACCATTTCCAAAATGCTTCAACATAAGGATTGTGTTCTCTTGCGGGTATGGGCCTGCGTTCTCCTACAAAGTGACTAGGATCATTGTGTGGTGTTGAAGTTGGCCATGCACCTTCACGTTGTGTTTCTTTCATCCAACTACTACTATACTGAGGTGAACAATAACTACAACTTAGATTACAAGCACTGTTAAAGTCAACCTCAACATAACTAGGAACTATATCCTGATCCCACGGTGCATTCTTAATAGTTTCAAAGTCTTTCATTGCCCACGGCTCGCCTGAATGATAGTGTCTATCACTGAGTTTGTTGTTGTCTTCCATAGCCCAACAATAACTACACTCTGGCGGTCTAGTGCCTTCAAGCATAAGTTTACGTTGTTGCTTCTTGTGTTCTGTGTTGTGCAATGCACTTGGATTAGTTTTTATTGCTTCAGCATCTGCTCTGTGCAGTGGAGGATGATAACAACTGTTGTTCATACCAGTTGTTAAATGCAAACTCAGTTGTTTCCATTTTGCCAAACAGAAACTAGGCGACACAGTATCTAGTTTCTGTTGTGCCCGTTCAGCATCACTTAGAAACTTACTTTTAAAGTCTTTGCTAACTTCATCACCTTTATTTTGAGTTACCAACCTTCTTGACTCCGGATCACATCTATTTCTCTTGTCATAATTGATTGATTGTGCCAATTACTACGATAGTGATGTTTGAAAAATTTGCTTTGCTCAGGATTGTAGGTATTCATTGGTAGACCTAGTTGACGTTCTAAGTCTTGTTCTTTATCAGTGACTAATTCATTGGATGAACGGTCTTTGACTTCGTTCCATATGTCTTCTAATAGATTAAAATCTTGAACTTTTTTGTAGTCCCAATCGCTTAACATTGTTTTCCAAGTTCCTAGTCTTGCGCCTGCAATTGCCCATAGTCCATGTTCTGTGTCTGCACCAATGTTGTGCCATATGGTTAGATGGTCTAGGTTTCTATTGTGTACACTTTCTCTAAATTCACTTACACTTGGTTTTGAACCTCTGTCAAGACACATTTTTACGCCTTCTCTAAAGCCTGCACGGAACGCATGTTTTGCACTTTCTCCAGGATAGGTAGTTGAATAACAGTTGTACATTGGCCAATATAGATCATCAAAGCAAAACTCTACGTCAGTGTCATCTGCGCCTTCAGAGGCTTCGTGTGTACGCATGTTTTGTACAAATGTTTTTGTCCATGAGCTTATTCCGCCGTTGCCGTACATTAGTCCATTTATATCGTTCCTTGCACGCCATCTGTAAACTGCTTGTTCATACTGTTCTGTTTTATATTCTATAGTTTCGTTAAAAAAACTTTCTTGCGGCAAGTTATCACCGTCAATCAAGATAAAACGTTCAGTATCGCTGGCATCAGCAGCCGCTTTGTGTGCAGCATCAGAACCTTTGACTCCGTCTACACGTTTTGCCCACGGAACCATATTGCGTATCTTTATCCAAAACTCTTCTTTTTTAGGTTCATCATAGCTCAGGTATATGCAATCTAAATCAGCAACATCAATCATTCTTTCTATACTCTCCTGAGAATGGTGTAAAATCAGTACCGCCAGCAATTACGCAGGCAACGTTAAAGCCATTAACTTTTTGATAACTGAAAATGGTAAATGTCCTTGTTTTTGGATTCACATACATAAGCAAATCAACAGTGACCATATCAGGTTTCATAAGTGGTTTAATTGCAAATACTCCACTTGCAAACTCTTGTTCGCCATGCTTGTTTACTATATCTGAAAGATAGTCAATGCCTTGCTCACTGCATGGTACCTGCATGTTTAACAATAGCTGTGTTCTGTCTGGCTTTGGCTTTGGTTTTGGTATTTCTTGAGCGTTGGTGTTAAATGCGGTAAGCAGTAACACCAGTATAATTAGGTGTTTCATTGTTTTTCCAATCTATTTTAATCAGCATAATAGGTTTTGACTTTCCATTTTACTGAACTATTAGTATCAACAATCATTACATTGTCAACTGCACAAGCAACTCCTTCATTTCCAGGTACTAACTTTCGCCACCGAACTGCATCTATAATGCTTGTCAACTTACCATTTAGTACAATGCTATCGTAACGACTTTCAGCATACTGTTGTTTGGTAATCTCAATATAATCACCGTCTAGATCCTCAGTTGAATACTGTAAGGCCTTACCTGTTTGTTTATTATAGTATAATTTATATTTTTTGTCAACCTGTTTTACTGGTTTTCCATGTTCTTCAAATATTTTGAAGAAGTCTACTGACTCAGTCATAACAATTCCCTAGTTCTGTTGCAAGATATTTTTGATGATAATGTACAAACCCATATTGATTATGCCCATTTATACGCATTACACCATTGGCGATTTCCCAGATCAGTTCCTTGTTCCAATCTTCTGCAGTAGTTCCAAGTATTGCTGGTTTCATATGAACAATCTGTGGGCCATAACCAGGTGTACAATAATTATCTTCGCATAAAGCATAAATTAAATCAGTGTTAGCTACTTCATCGTGTCCACCTTGTATTATATCTTTTGCACTATCCCAGTTTTCAAACGTTTTTTGTACTTCTGTAAAAAATTGTTTTGCTTCAACACTCATACGCCAATACGTAATAGCATTATAAACATCTGTCAATTTATTTTTATCAAATATTTTTCTATACTTTCTTACTTTACTTGGAATATTATGAAAGTTTCTACAACCAGTTGATATCCAAACTGGCTTTGTTCTATACAAGTTCCACCAATGATCCACCGGACCGCTTACAATCATATCTGCTTCTAACTTTACAGTTTCGTGAAAAGGACTAGCGTGAAAAACTTGCCAATCAGTTGTCCATCCACCTGTATTACCATAAGGAAACTGTTTAACATAATCAAATAATGCATTAGTGTATTCAACATCAGTGAGTAAACATATTTTTACATCTGGGTGCCAATAACGCAGACTTTTTGCTAGTGTTTCAGCACATACAATATAATCTTTACTACCAACTATTAAGTACCCTCTATCTGCTTCATACGGCATAGAGCTTCTCCAGATATTCTTTGCCCATAATATGCAGGTCGTTGTGTTCAATACATAAACGTCTGGTGGTGTGTTCTAACCACCATTTTCCGTCATATGTGACTTTGATTTTTGGGTCAACATTAAATAATGGCCAAGGTATATCACATTGTTCAGTGCCTGTACCATTACATATGAGTAATGCAATACTCAAAGCAAAATCATTACGGAACTGTCTTGGGTCAAATTCAAATATACTTGCATAATGGTAGTAATTCTGCTCAACCATTTTCCAACAGTCAAATACATCATTGCTGAATGTGCTTTTGTCAAAAACAACAACAGTAGCCCACCACATGTGGGTATCTCTAATACCAAATTTTTCAATATGTTTATTCTTAAACACAGGTTGAACAGTTTTATGTGCAAAAAAAGACTGGGTAGAGTTAATGCAAGTTAATAAATTACTGCCATTCAACATATAGTCGGTATCTAGTATTATAGTTCTTTGATATGGTGTATAATCAAATGCATGACTACGTCTGCCATTGTACCATATTCGTGATTGGTGACGATTTTTATTAGTTGGTTTCTCAACAATTACTTGTTGGTCGTATAAATCTGTATCTAGTTTTATATCAGTCACAAGGCTAACTGGAATATTGAGATACCTTTTAATTCTTTTTGCACATTCATTTGCGAGTAATGTATATTTTACTTCGCTATCAAATGCAAATAGTAAAGCACCAGTGGTCATCTGTTTTGGGACACTGCGTCGTATTCATCTAGCCAAGCGTTCATTTGTTCTTGCCATAGTTCCATTGCATAATTATACAAAAGTCCTGTATCTACTTTCACAGGCGTATCATAGATATCTTGTAGTACTGCTTCGCCGGCACATAGTTTACATATGTTTAAAAGCTCTGGTCCAGCACGCCACATGCCGCCATTGTGTGCAAATATCATTTTTGCTTGATAGGTTTCTTTTAGCACAAGCCTTGCCTGTTTATGGTCAAATCTTGTACGGATTCTTTGTCTCAAGGATTCTGTGTTCATATTTTTACTTAGCCACAAAAAAACCCTAGTTAATAAAAACTAGAGTTTTTTAGGTTTTCTATATTAAAATATTATGACTGTGCCCAACTTGGTGTGTTTTGTGTAATAGTGCCCCAAGTGTCTGAAATATTTGACGTACTTGGTGGACGTACAGTTGTAATTTGTGATAGTGTTCCATCAACGTTATCCGGTGATGCTGGATCTGGCGGAGTATAGTCATCTGATAAGTCTGTGTAAATTGTTAATACTGCACCTGACACACTGTATGAAACTTCAATTTCGTTTGCACCATATGTACCTGATGGTATTTGTTTAAAGTTTAAACTTGGTGTTCCGTCTAGTGCATAGTAACCTTCAGTTGTTGTAAGCGTAGTTGGTGTACCTGATCCACCTATTTTTGTTAGTCCTGTGTATGCAACACTATTAATGGTTTTACTTGCGGCTGCACCTGTAAGTACTAATGTACCTGAAGCAGTTAACAAGTTGGTCCATGTAGTGTTCTGTGTACTTGTAGTACCACCTGATCTACTCCATGACAATCTAATTTGTCCACCTGCGTTAAAAAAATATCGTGCAGCATTGGCACTTGCAAAAGTAATTGTTTTTGATAGTGTTGAACTAGTATTCCAACCTGATGTTGAACTTGATGTTACAGATGCGTCACTTCCTTCTGCGGCAGCATTGTTTCTGGCATTAAATACTGCGGTAATATTCGCACTGAGTGCCGCATATGCACTGATTGTGTCGCCAGCACTTGGAGCACTTATTGCCGTAATAGATGTTCCTTGATGTGATGCTAATGAAGCATTTCTAGCAACTAGGTTTGCCCAACTTGTAGCTGATACTGTTGCTCCAGCCGCTACTGCGGGCAACGTACTTGATTGTCCGTAGCCTTTATCGCCTGTACCACTGCCCCAAATTGTGTTAATATTTGCAACTGAGTCATCGCCAGAGCCTGCGGCGTTACCTGTAGCGAAAATGTTGTAGTCGTCGTCTACAATGGTGTTGCCTGCTGAATATGTCATCCTAATTTTATCCTTTGTATTAGTATTTCTACGCTATAGTTTACGGCGTTCTCTTACGAGTCAGTTTTTATACCTTAGTTACCCACGTCGTGTGCTTTTACCATAGCTGGTTATCTTATAATCATATTTATTTTACTTAGACGATCTTCACAATCGCTTCTATACTACCAATTCCTTCGTCTGTTTTGCTCTGTAGAGCACGGCCAATTACGTTAAAACTTGTAATCTCATCCAAGTTTGCTGATCTTGCAGTTCCGTTTCCGGCACTTACAAGTCTGTCACCTTTAGTAACAAATCCCATTACGTTAACAGGCACTCTTCCACTCATCGCAATTGGTGGATGTGTAGCATTTGATCCTGCATTGCCGTTCATCAAGTATGCTGGTTGTGTTGAAACAACACCAAATACTTTAGCACTTAATTCTTCTACGCAAAGTGTAACTTCGTTTACACCGCCTAGTTCGACAATTGTTCCTGGAGAATATTCTGCATCTGCATGAAAACGCTCAGCCATATCAGCGTATTGTGCTGATGTTGCTTTAGCATGTACTGTGTTAAAAGCAGTTGTTGATGTTCCGATATTTCCAACACCGTCTGCTTGTAAATTTGTTATATCTCTAACACCTACAGTTGAAGTTGCTCCGTCAATTTGAATTACTGTTGTAGTTACACCACCATCATTTACTGTGAATAGTGTATCGCCATCTGATGTTTGATTCGAAACATAAACATCTGATCCTGAAACAAACAATCTTCCATCACTATCAGCACCAACATACAATCCTGTATCAGCAAGTACGCTTATACTTGTGTTGTTACTTGTGGCAGCATCTGATCTCATAAACGAAGTTGAGTTTAGTGTATCTAGTGTGTCAGCATTAGTTGCAGTTCCGTTAAACACTGCGTTTGATACTGTTGTACTCATGTTCAAACCTGGACCAATCGTAGCAAATCCTGATATAGCTGATGCCGGAGTAAAAGTTGCATCTTTTGAGAATATACTTACAATTGTATTGTTAACAAACATTTGTACCACAACGTGATCTGTTGCACCGTTATCTGTGATAGTTGTTACAATAGCGCCTGATGTTCCTTCACCTGATGTAAAAGCAGGACCGATTGTAATAAAACTAGATCCATTATAAACTTTAAGTTGATCGTTTGTTGTATCAAACCATAAATCACCAGCAATATTAGAAGTTGGTTGACTAGTTGATGCAGTCGCTGCAGAAATAACTTTAAAAGTTGTTCCGTTGTACACTTTCATCACGTTGTTTGTTTTATCGTACCAAAGTTGACCTGTTAATGGTGCACCCGGTGCAGATGTGTTTGCGGCATTTTCAAGCAAACGAATGAAGTTCTCATCTAAGAACTCACCGTAACCAGCGTAGTTTTTTCCTACTAGCGTTTGGCTCGAATCGTTATTGATAGTACCATCCGCAACTACTGCAAAAATTGTACCATCTGTTAGGTTAATGGTATATGACATTTTGTTTTACTCCGTTTTCTAAGTGTATTTATGTTGCACTAAGATTAGTTAATGTTTGTATACGAACTGTATAATCAATTTGTATCTGTCTGTTCAATGATTTTTGAACAGGATGAAAGATAACATGTGTTATCAATCTAAGGTCTGTTGCACTTCCGTTCCAAGTTTTTAATCCTAGTTCATCAAATACATAATCACCGTTAAAATCTGTTGAATTATCAAATGCTTGTTGCCCTGATGGCTCACCATAATCTAATAAACAACTTACAAGTATATCAGTATAAACTTTACCTGTTGAATGAGTAACCGTTAAATTATTTCTGCTTGTATCAGTATTTGCTGAGCTATTGTCGTCTACTACTTTTGAGTAGGTTGGATTGTACAAATTAGCATTCTGTCCGGTTGTGTTTGGTGGCAAGTATGTAATTACACCTGTAGGGTCTACACTGCTACCGCCGTTACCAAATGCCATTTCATAAATTTGCCCGATCGTTTTATTGGCCAAGCTGTTTGCCAATGCTTCACTGATATTTTCATAATGAATAGCGTTTCTTTTATCAACAATCACTTCTTCCGTGTTTGGATCAAAGATTTTTATGTGCCCACTTATAGCAAGTTGTCCAGCTTCATTTGGACGTTTTTCTTCTTCTTGATCCACTATGGCCTCATTGTTTGTTTTTTGTTCCATACTGTATTTACCTTATTACTTAACCTGGGTTTTAACTCTTTAAGAATTTTACTGCTGGGGTAGTTTGATCTTGCAATGCAATGCCGTTACTTGCAGTATTTGTGCCTTGAGCGTACATAACATTTGCAGTAACCTGGCTAAACCAAACTTCCACATTAGCCTCTGGTGCAGTTGTTAGAGTTATTTCAGTAAACGTACTATCTGTTGCAGTAACAGTGTAATCTGTGTCTGGTACAAGCACTGTACCAGCAACTGTAACTGTGACTGATTCAGCAAGTTCAGTACTGTCTAATCCAGTTGGTACTATTATACTTGTTGTAAATCTAGTAGTTGTACCATCACCAACATTTGTTTTATCAGTTGTTGTTTTTTGCTGATATGTACTTGGCAACTGCTCGCCTGGACCAACGTCACTTGCCTGCGTAGAAATCACATGTGACATTGCACTTGTTCCAGCAACACCCCTACGTAATCCACTAATTGAATTACTACCGGTATCTCTTGTTCTATATGTAATTCTTTCTGCACCCACCATTACTTGGCCAAACAGGTTAGCAGATAGATTTGGTTCACTGAGCTTTGTTACATCTGTAAAGTAGATTGTATCTGCATCAGCAGTTATATCTTGTAATAATTCTGTTGTATTATTTGAATTCAGCCTTAGTAATTTTTGATTTCCTAACATGTCTTGAAATATTCTGAAGTTTAAACTATTAGGAACTATTGTGTTAGTAAACATTGTAACTACTAAAACATCAGACCCATTTATTGTATTTCTATCTAAAGTTAATGTTGTAATGTTGTTTGTAGAATTACTTAAATTATATTCTGTTTGTTGTATGTACACTCCGTTAAGTGTTACAATCAGTCTTTCCGGACTTGTTATAAGTCTACCAAGATTAAAGTCATTTGTATCAATAGTTGTTCCAATTGTTTTGTCGAACTCCGAACTATCGTATGGTACTTCATCATATGCGTCTCCAGTTGTAACACCACTGGTTGTTGGACCAACAAATACTTTTGTTAATATATTCTGCTGAGCAGTATCGTTGTAGGTAAACACTCCAAAAACTGCATTGGCAGCTGCACCAACACGAAGTTCAATTTGATCTTCCATAACAATATAATCTGCTTCAGTAGTTGTGAAAATCTTAATATCACTATTAGCAGGAGGCATACTACCTACAGTAAATTCAATGTATCTATCGCTTGATCCATCCCATGCACTTAGGTTATAATCAACTGCGAGGTTTTGTTTTACATTATCAACATATACTAGCATATCGTTATCAGAGACCAATGCTTGATTGCTTATACCTGTTGTGCTAATATAATATGGACCTGCACTTGATCCATCACCTGTGTATTCGATACCCTCTGGCGGACGTAATCTTAGTCCTTCGCGATTAACAACTAGGTTAGCAATGTTTGTACCTTGTAAACTATTTGTTAGAGAATCGAGTAGACTTGATCCATCATATGTCATATATTGTACTAGAGGGGTACTCCAACTATACTGTGTTGGTGTTGTTGTTCCTAAAGCAACTATTGTTATCCATGCAGTACTCGGAATTGTTGAACCAAATGTTATTTTAGTAAAAAAACTGCCACTCGCCGCATAAGTGTAATCTGTGGTAACAACACCATTATTGAAAATAACCATTTGATTAATTTCACTAAATGTAACAGGAATGGTTTGTGTGTTAGATGCAATTTCTGTACCAGCAAAACTTTCTTTATAAAGTTGCGAACCTCCACCTAATCCAAAAACCTTGACACCAATTGTATTTCCAACTGCACTAGGCATTGTTGCTCCAAGAGTTACAATTTTGCTGATCCAATTAATTGTATACGCAGTGTTTACTATGGCTTGTCCTGTAGTAAAATCAACAATTTCAATACCAACTGGATGTAGCATTGTGTTTGTAAAATCTATTACGGTTCCAGCACCAAGGAACTCAATTGTTGTAGTAGCAATATTAAATCCGTGTCCGTCACTGCTCCAATCACTTCCAGGGCGTGTATATACTTTTAGATCAAGTGTGTCAAATTCACTGCCTGGAATTAACTCTTCTGGAGCATGCGAACTATATAGGTCGATGAATTCTCCGCCTTCGACGTTGATGTCTGTTGACCTTGTGCCTAAGTAGGTGTCGGAAAATACACTTTCATATATTACATCTAATATTCCTGGATCATAAGTTGGCAATCCTTCTGGACCAAAATCAATATTATCAAATGGATTGATATCAAAGTTGCCAACATCATATCCAGTATTTTGATTGAAATCTGGACCTTGAACTTGTACGCCAGGATAGTCTATTCCGCTCATTACTTGAGCAAGTTCTCTTCCTGGCTCGTTTGGTTCAGGAGTGTATAGGCCAATAGTTCTGTCTGCACCATCAAGAGTACTTTGATCAACTTTTGTATAACTTTCCGGGTCAAATGTCGCACCACTTGTTAAATTTGTGTCAACACTGTATACTTCAGGTAGCGTTGCTGAAACTACACCAACAGTTGGCACCGGAAATCGAATTAATTGTCCTGCGAGATAAAACGTATTCTCAGTCCAATCCACTACCTTACTAGTATATGTAATTCTGTCGTATGCTATAGTTGTTGTAAAATCACGCACCTGTTGCGGTTCTAGAACTGCTATTGCAGTTGCGCCAGTGCCATTGCCACCTGTAATACTAATTGTTGGAGTGCTAATATATCCACTTCCTTGTGTGATTAAGTTTACTCTTACTAGCACACCAGCAGTATTGACCGTTGCAGTCATTGTTGCTTGTGTTGTTGCATCGCCGGTGATAGTAACCTGCGGTGGCACTGTGTACCCTGAACCGCCATTGGTAACTGTTACACTTTTAATTTGTAATTTATAATTGTTAAACCACTGACTCCAAGGAAACGTTTGCCACACAACACTTGTGCTTGGCAATGCACTTAGCGATTTAGGATTTTCACTATCGTCAAGTATTGGAGAAACAAATTGCCCACGTAGACTATCATAGTAGGCTGGAAGATCAAAGTCTGTAATACTACCGTTATAGGTATCCTCGCCTTCATAGCGTAGATTAAATTCTCTTACCTGTACATGGTATGGTTTAACTTCTTGTATGTATTGACTTACAAAATCCTGATTGTCTCTTCTAAAAATTGGATATTCTATTAGGTCACGTATTTTATGATTTACATCAATAAGACTTGTTTTGAACAACCAATCTGGAGCAGCTTGTTCAGTCATAATAAATTCAAACGTTAGTATAAGCAATTCATTTCTAAATTTTTGTAGATCAGTAGTAAAAATTTCTTCGTTCAGAGCCTTAAGTATTTGACGGGTTTCAATATTTGGTGCTTGATCAAAACGTTGTGCATCAAATACTTCAACATCAAATCCAAAATTTCCATCTGCATAATTGTAGACTGTGCTATCAATTGCTATTGTACCATCTTGAAGAAATACTCTTGTCCATTCTGTAGTAGATGTACTATACTGATAAACTTCTTGCTTGCCAAAACTGTTTGCTTCCACAGTTGCCCATTCACCATTTTTTACATTTGGTAAGGCTAATAAATCACTATAAACTTTTACATCATATGAACTTTCATTTACACTACTATAAGTGGTAAAATCAGCATTTGTTCCGTTCCAATCAATATAACTCCAGTAGAGTTTTGTATCATAGTTTTGTACTCTTGATAACATCAGTGTTTGATCTGCTTGGACTGTATAGATTGTCCATAATCCTTCTTGTGTACTATCACTAGCAACAAGATATTTGTAACCTACTGCCACCTGTCGCAAATCTTGATAGGTAAGCTCGGCATAGGTTAATACACGCTTGTTCCATTCCCCACTTGCAGAAGTTGGCTCAGGCTCTTGGCTGTTCAATAACTTTAAACTTTTGCTATCAGATATAGGATATAGTTTCATTATTGCATTTGCACGTTTTATATAATTTTCAAGTGCTAGAAATCTGTTTGTGAAGAAGCTCTGTCTAGGTCGAAAACTTACTCCATACTTGTCTGCTATACTCAATGTTGCATCTGGTACTAGATTTCCAAGAGTATCCTCTCCGCAAAAACTATCTAAAAATTTTCTGTAGAGTCCATCGCCCAAGAAGCTCTTATTATCGCCTACAGTAATTAAATCATATTCACTGTGAACATTGTCATTGTTCGCAATCTTATCAAATTCTATGTGTAAGATTGTATCACTAGCTGAAAACAGATTTCTACAATTATACAAACTTACTGTGCTTTGACTTATGGCAGCACTATATGCAACTCCACTTGAACGAGGACTTTCAATGTATTGTGCAATTCCACTTGCACTCAAAGTCTTATCAGAACTTACCGCAGTTAATCCTTTAACCCAATAGTAGTAATAGGTAACAAATGTTCCTGCACTATCAAGCTCACTGGTGATTACATAACTTGTAGTACTGAATACAGTACCGTTGCCTGTGTAGTTTGCTGGTTCAACTGTGTTCTTAGTCCATTGATAAACATCAACCGACGAACCTGGAAACAGTTGCCCCCAACGTCTGGCTTTGTACTCTATTGTGTCTTGATGATAATCAATAAATCTTACTGTGCTTAAATCCCACCATATTTTGCCAAGATAGCTTGATGTCCATTGTGTACCATAATTATTCACGTCTCCAGTGTTGTATGCCGCTGGATCAATTCCACCTGTGTAGTCAATGTTTGCTTGTGCAGCTCCTAGTATTTTTCCTTGTAATGGATCTATAAAGTCAAGATAGGTTGTCACTTCGTTGTTGATTTTATTATATGTAAATACACTGTTTAACAGTGTAGCATCAACTATTGGTTGCTGGTTGTATCTTATCTTCCATGCTGATTCTTTGTTTGGATTTACAAGTTGTGTGACTCGTCCAAAATCACCTGAACTATCATTTAAATCATCGTTAGGAGCACCAACTAATAGTACACCATCATAATAGTCAACTGCACTACCAAACTTATCAAAGCTCATTATACTTGTATCAAAAATCTGTTGTCCAAACGCAAACTTTCCTGGATTTGTTGCACTTGCATTTGCACTTGGCAGGAAGTTATACGTGTACGCTACACCAGACTGATCCAATGGATCAGTAAGAGAAGTACTCTTACTATCAAAGTAAGTTGTATTGCTATCAAAAGTTGTTGGCAAATTAGCAGTGGAATCAGGTGCACCTACGACCAACGTGGTAGCAGAGTTATCAATTTTAATACTTGTTCCAAAGTGTCCATAATCGTTTGGAATAGGTGCAACAATAGTTTGTGAATATACAATTGGTTTTAACCCAAGATCTGCAAACGCAGACCCGGCTCCAGGTGCTACTTGTAGTTTTATAAATTCTTCACCTGCTTGTATGTCTACCAGTGTTAGTTGTAATGCTCCGCCTACGTTGGTTGCGGTAATGTTTGGTATATCAGCAGTTGTAATATCTGTAACTAGACTATCAACAGTTGTTCCTGTTAATGTCACATAATAATTGTTAATCCTAATACTATCAGTAGCAGTCAAGACAGGATTTGTTACAGTGCCTGTAATTGTGCCAAATAATCTTGATTGGTTAATCCATCTGTCAACACTTCCGCCCTCTGGAACTATTAAACTATCATTTGGTTCTGCAATATATATGCTACAATTTGTTGAACAAACATCAACTACACTTCCAAATTTATAATTTCCGCCAACTGTTGTAGCATTTACTGTTTGTGCCAATCTAAAAGTATTTGTTTCAATCTCTACTATATCACCAACATTAAGTGTATATGGATTAGTAGAAGTTCCAATTGTAATTGTAGTTCCACTGTTTGTAAATTGTGCGTCATTTGCATTATCACTTGGTACTAAGTAAGTGCCGTTGACAGTTACCGCTGGCGTTCCAACTGGTGTATCTACAGTAGTGAAACTTTGTGTGGTAGTTGATGCAGTTGTTACTTGAAAACGTTCAACGCTTCTATCATAGAAATGAACACTACCTGCATCTGTTGAAGTTACAGAACCAACTGTAACCTCTGCATTAGGAGCTCCAATTACTAACTGTCTACCATCAGTTGTAGTGCTGATACTTTGTCCTGCTAAGTCACCTGCACTAGCACCTGATACTGCGATGCTAGATACAAAGTCCCAATGGTCTTTTGAATCAATCAGCAGTGTACCGCTGTTGATAGCTACTAATAAAGTGACCGTGGAACCTGCAAAGGTGTAATCAAATGTAGGACGTAAAAGAGCACCATTATAAAACACTGAAAAACTATAAATGTCGTTCACGGTAAAAAGTTTAGCTGTACTAAATGTTGTTGTTGGTACACTCGGTAGGTATGTAATGCCTTGACGTCTTGTTATAACAATAGTATCATTTTCATTTGGTGCACTCGCAAATCTTACCACTTGATTTGTACCTGAAGTTTGTACAGTAAAATCACCACCATCAGTTTGTGAAATGTTGTTTCTAGTCACTGCAATCTGGGTTTGTGCAGTTGCATTTACTGCACTAACAACAATAGTGCCTGTGATAATAAAGTCTTTTGTTGTAGCATCGCCAACAAATTTAAGTGTTTGACTTTGCACACCAACTTTGTTATAGGCGTAAATTTTATTATCTTCAGGAGCACTAATGTACAACCAACGCTCGTCGTCACTGACTGCAACATCTTGTCCAAACTTATCAGCATCAACAGTTCCTGTATTAAAAAGTTGTGTTTGTCGAAATTGGCCATTGCTACTATCACGATTTATTGCTACTGCATAACCTTTATTACTATCACTAGCTGGTGCACCGCTGACAATCCATTCAGTGTTTCCTACGCTTAAACTTGTACCAAACCCAGAAAACCCAGTTGCAGTTGGTTTCATTATTGAAACTTGTTTGTAGGTGTTAGTATCAGATTTACCAAAACAGTATACAGCACCTGCTCCACTTACATGACCTGGAGCACCAACTGCTAAGCCTTGTCCAAGCAATCCTTGTTCAACTGTTGTGCCAAAAAGATCATCTTCTAAAGGTTGATCAGCATCAAGTTCTGTTGCAGTTCCAAAAGGATTTACTTTTTCTAGAACGGCCCAGTTCCCATCACCATAATCATCAACCCATACTTGGTTACCTGAAGCTATATTATTTGCAAAACTTAAACTTGCAACATCACTGGCTTGAGCTAGACGCACACTTTCAAGCGTAAAACATCTTCCGTCACCGGTAAGTGTTACTGTCTCTCCTGGAAGACTCAATGCAATGGTCAAGGTTTTCAGGCTAGGTACTGTGCTTACTATATAAGAACCGTCTACTAGTGTATTAAAAAATTTAATTATTATTCTAGCATTAGCCAACAATCCATGATTGGTATCAAAAGTCACTGTTAAAGTGTCGTTTAGATTATCAGTTACTGAAATTATTGTTGCATTTACTAAATTGGTACGATAAATGTTCCAATCGTAGCTGTTTGCTTTTGCAACCCAGATATTTGTACCTAAAGAAATATCATCAAGATTAGCAAGGACATTTGTTAGGTCATTATAATTAAAAACCTTAATATTTACATCGTCGTAATTTACATATCCTGCACTTGGTAATGCTACATCTTCTGGAATCTGCCCAACTGTTGGCAATATGTTTTTGCTTGTAATTTTATAACTTTGTTTCCATATGTTATCAACTAAAACAGTTTGATTAGCAGTTGATACTTCTTGTGTATCAATTACTGCAATTGTGCTTGGATTAGATAAAAGTTTGCTTTCATCTGTTCTTAATTCAAAATAACTTCTATTTGCATTGGCACCATAGATACCACGTTGTATCGCCCAGTTTTCTCTGATTTCATATTCGGCTTCTTCTTTGCCAAGATAGGCACTCTTGAATTGCTCTGCGGCACCTAATGTGCCTTTTGTGCCTAGAAACTGTGAATACAATCCTGCTTGTGAAATGTCATCTAAGTTTAGATTCTGCATGTACTGTCTTGGACGGAAACCAATTAGTCCTAATCCTAGTAGTGTTGCATCGCTTTCTAAATTAGCAGTATGTATATCATAGTTCTCACGTAGTGCATTTGCTTTAGTAGCAAGGTTTGGTAACAAGCCAGTTTGTATTTGTGAATAGTCGCTTTTAATCCAATCTGCAAATACAAATGTTCCGCTTGGAGCTAGTAGTGTGGTAGCACTCCAATATGCATTTTTATAAAGAACTATCTGTCCTTTTGTATAAGATTGATTTGGCACCCATTCTCTAATGTTATCTTGGTTAAGTATAAAACCCTGAGCGTCTAAGGTACCATTCCAGTCAAAGACAGTATTGCCATTCACTAAAAGTCTATTTTGCCTTGCTCCTGTGATTGGCTGATATATTAAATCGTTGAATATACTTACATTGTCAAATACAATTATATGTTCATATGCAGTAAATCTTGCTAAAAGCAAACTGAAAGTATTATTATTCAATCCAATTAGTTTTAATTCGTTGCCCAGTCTTTCAACTGCATAATCTTTAGTTGTCATCGGAAGAAAGTTTTGATTTAGAATAATATCATTGATATTTTCATTTGTTAAACTTTCAACAACTGTATTTGGTTGTTCTAATTTTAGGATATTAGCGGCTGGATTTAAGTTTATAATACTTCCTTCAGTCCAACTCTGGTTTACCCAGTATAGAAACTCTTGCGACATCTGTGTCCAATTTATGATATATTCATTTTCTACAGTGTCAAAAGTTAAGCCTTTCTTAGTCAGTAATGCCCCATAGCTCACTAAAAAGTCAACTACAGCACTTGCATTTGTAAACACATAACCGTATGGTACTTGTCTCACATTCTCGGTAAAACTTTCGGCTATACGA